GTGGAGGTGCTTGCATCGACGATTGGCAGGACATCGTTTGCGGTGTCGATTGCCGGGATTGTGGTTAGGCTGGAGATTTTAGGCATAATGGATCACGCCCAGTCGGCGGAAGGGATGTCGGGTCCAGAGGGTCGAGGGAGTCCTGAATCGGAAGACCAGAAGATGTATGGGTCGGCATCTGGTGGCACGGGGATACCGACGAGATCGCGGAAGAGGGTCCAGTAGCCGGTGAAAGTAGGAGGTGTGGTGGACTCGTCGTAGAAGTCGCCGAGGACAGCGAGTGCGAAGGTGTGAGTGGCTAGTGTGGTGGTAGGCTCGCCGGTTTCCGGGTCGATGGTGGTGAAGCCGTTGACCTCACCGAAGACCAGTGCAGCGTCTCGATCCGGGAACTTGAGCAAGTAGTCGATCATGGAGTCGAGAGAGCTTGAAGCTGCGCGTTGGTCTTGATCGCGTTGAAGTACTGGATGGTGTGGATGTGGCCACCAATGAAGCTTGCGCTTAGACGGCTTCCAAGAGACATCTGGGTAACCGTTGGAACCGTTCCAACTGTGTCAGTAGACGGAGAAGATCCGTTGAGCGAAAACGCGAAGTCGTTCAGTTTGTATCTTGTGGAGATTCCAAACAAAGTGCTTGCGGCAACCTGCGTCACGCCACCAAGTGTTGCCTGTGGTGATCCGCTTGTCGTTACAATCAATGTTTCAGCACCGCCCCCAAACAGGATGATTCGGTTTGCTGCGCTTGCATCGTCCACGGTCAGATAAGAAGGAGTTACAGCAGGCTGAAGCGCCTGCTTCGACCCCTTGAACACCATCGCCCCCTCCGTCTGGTTGTAGAACCCAGTAAACGCGGCTCCTAAGATGGAGCAAACGTCGGCGGAGCGAATGAGTGGTGCTGTTCCTACGGTTGGAATGTACGATGAAGCGAAGGAGCCTGCTTCAAACTGTGCGCCCCAGACGAAAATGTCGGAGGTTGTTTGGCCGACGTAGGTTGGTGTTGAAAACACATTGGCATTGTTACTGAACGCAATGTAAATTCCAGTTGTCGGAACAGACGCTGTAGCAGCAGCAGAAAGAGACACCCTCCACCATCCGTTTGAGTATTGCTTAACAGAAACAGTTGGGCTTCCAACTGTTGTTCCAACAGCGCCAGTTGAAACATTGAACGCCGCTCCCTTTGATCCAAATCCTGAAGCCAGAAAAGCAATAATGATCCAATCTGGCGCAGTTGATCCTGTGCCTTTTTTAAGGAACACAGATGTGGTGTATGTTGTTCCAGATGTTACCGTATTGGATCCAGAACCGGACAAATAGTGCTGTGTATTTGCCGTTGTCTCAGCAATGAGGTCTGCGGTTGTGTTTCCATCTGGGGCAACGGTTTGATTAGCGGTTGCAGTTGTATTTGTTTTGCTCCAAGACCCCTGAGTCAAATCCTCCGACCAAGCCGTCAGATTCGACCTCTGCTCCTCAATCAGCAACCCCAAGCACTGTCGCGTGACCGGGTCGAACTCAATGCGCGGCACGTTGGTCGCCGCCGTCTTCAACAACCCATCCGAGCCGACATAGGTCCGCGTCGTCGAGGCGTTCGTAAACGTCGGCAGCGGGCCAAAGTCGGACACATACGCCTGTCGAGCAGCAAATTGCAGGCTAAGGGTCAGCGTGGGATCGTATGGTGTCACCAACCCCTTCTGCGCGTTGAGCCGTAGACTGGTCGAGAGGCGCATGGAATCAGGAGGTCATCTTGCCGTTGTACGCGATCACCGATCCGCTCGTAAGCTGGAAGCCGGTGATGCAACCGACGATCACCATGCCGGCGGGGATCGTGGTGGCGGACCAGGTGCCGCTCACGCCTTCGCCCGTGATCGACGTGAACACCGCATTGGAGACCACCTGCAAAGCGCAGTAATTGCCGGTCTGAGCCGCAGTGGAAGTCACCAACTGGAACCCGGAGATACCCATCCCAAGTTCAATAGCCGCATTTGACAGGTCGCTCATATCAGATATCCCAGATCTTTCGGATTTGTTTCTTCGTGAAAGTGCTTTCAAACCGGCTTCCTTGCCGGTCTTCCATCCTGCTGAACCCCCGCTTCACCTCGTCCTTGAGTTCAGATTCTCTGGCAAAGCCGGTGGCAGCGAACCGTGCAATCGGTTGACGCTGCCACCGCTTCCCCTCAATAACGATGGAGTCGGTCCCCATTGGAGCGATCTGCTCAATGGTCCTGCCGCCGTTCTCAAAGGTGTAGATGGGCATGGTGTCAGGACTCCATCTCGCTGTCGTACTTCTCGACCATCTTCCGCATGGACTGCTCGTCCTCTGGCATTTCGCTCTTCTCGGTGTCCTTGTTCTCGTACTCGGCGGGCATCCCACCGACAGAGAGGATCTCAACGTAGGCTTCGCCCTCTTCGATCTTCTTCACGCGGGCCTTGACCTCGGGCAGCGTGACTTCGTCGCCGATCTCGGGAGCAACATTGCTGTTGTCCTCTGCGTCGGTCGAGAGTGCCTCGACGGGAATAGAAATCATGGCGCGATCTTCGTTGGACTCTCCGCTGCCGCAAGCGGAATGGGAAAAGGGGGCACCACCTCGGTGATGCCCCCCCGGTCCAACGGCTATCACCATGATGGTGGCCGTTTTCTTCATACGCTTACAGCGTGGTCGCGGTCTTCGTGCGATGCACCAGGTACCAAGTGGGGTTGCCGGTGCTGGCGGTGTTACCGGCAGCCAGACGCAGCGCGGCGAAGTACAGCTTCACGCCGACAGTGACCAACTGGTTGAGCGGGTCGGACTTGTCGGGCGTGTCGGTGATCACGATCTTCGGGGAGAGCGGATCGTCGCCGGTCAGGTGCGGGATACCGAACGACTCGCTGCCGAAGAAGAACGAGGCGATGATGTCCTTGGTTGCCGCAACGCCACCACCGTTTGCGCTGGTCGTGTTGATGAACTCGTCAGTGTCCGTAGCGGATCCCTTGCTGACGAACGAGTTGGTCTGGGTAATGACTTTGCACCCGTAGATTTCACCAACCTCACCCCGGTAGAAGGGCTGCCCCTTGTTTCCGTAGTTGGACGCAGCGAGCCAGTTGTCATCGCGCATCAGGTCGCGGGCCACGCGAGGATCAGTCGCGAGGACGTATCGACCGTTGATGAGCGGAGCGCGATTGCGCTTCAGCCGGGTCATCGAGTCGAGGACGCCAGCAGAGGTCATCGTGGTGTCGGAAGCGGTTGCTGCGGTGTTCAGACCGGAGAAGGTCTGCGTGGTCAGCGTAGCCGGGTTGCCGTACACCTTGATGCCGCCGGAAGCCGCCGCAGTGTTACAAGCGTCCGAATTGCTGAACGTGGGTCCAGCAGCCTCGGGTCCAGTTCCCATGAAACCAGATGAAACGGTAAGGTTGGAGCCGATCAACGTGTTGCGGATGACAGAGTCCACCCAGAGGGCCATGTCGAGACCGGAGGTCTTGGTGGCCTGCTGGAGGGAGTTGAACAGGTCCGTCGCACGGAGGATGTCGGTGAGGCCGATGACCTGACCGTACTGGGCGAGGCTTTTCTCCAGCTTGTTGAGGGACAACTGACGGTAGTCGGCAGCCGCGATGGCAGTACCTTCCGTACCGATGGTCTGGACACCAGCGATGCTCGGAGCGCCGAAGCGGAACATCGTGATGGCCTTGTTGCCGTTGTTCTTCGGGATCGGTGCCTTCATGGCGAACTGATCCAGAATCGTCTCCTGTTGGACGATGGAGAGCAGTTCCTTGCTGAAGTAGTTCTGGAACTGATTGGTAAGCGTGGTTGACGTAGTAACTGGCATGGTATTGCTCGCTTTCTTTGCTATCAGGATTCCCGGTCAAACTCTCGCGCAGCCTTCATGAGGCGTTCCCGTTGCTCCTTGATGGGCATCTTGGCAAAGTCTGTTTCCTCTGCCTTCAGCGGTTGGGTGGCCGTTCCCTTCCCGATGGCGGTCTTCTTCTGGAGCTTATCCAACTGTTCCTTGAGCGACTTGTTCTCCGCGTCCAGAGACTGGGAGCGAGCGGCAGATTGCTGGAGTTTCACGATCTCGACGGCGTGTGCCAGACCGTCGGGCGCTGCCCTCAGGATCTGGAACCTGCCGATCAGGTCCACGGTGGACTTGTACAGGTCAGAGTTGGGATCCTTCAGATCCGGTTCCTTGTCGGACAGTCGGACGTAGGTGTCCTCCCATGCCTTGTTGAACCGTTCCTGCTGGACCTTGTTCTGGTGTTCACCCGCGGCCTTGCGAGCCTCTGCTGCCTTCTTACTCGCGGCTTTTGCGAGGTCTTTGTCGCCGTCGGCTTCAAATTCCTTCGCCGCCTTCTCGTAGTCGTCAGCGGTGAACCCTGCCTCGTCCCGGTACGTGTCGTTGGCTTTGGCCTCGGTTTGCTGCCGTTGCTTCTGCCACTCGTCACGTTCGCGGGCCAACGCTTCCTTCTCGGCCTTGATGGCCTGCTTTTCGGCGTTGATCGTCTCCCAGGTCTTGGTCTTGCGGGCCTGCTCCTGGGCGAACTTCGACTCCTTCTTCTGCTCACCCTGCTTCGTCTCCTTCTGTGGAGCCTCTGCGGGCTGCGCGTCCGTATCCGCTGCGTCCTCTGTGACCTCGGCTTTGGCAGGACTCTCTGTACGAGATTCCGTTGGCTCGGGCGCAGTGGTCTCTGTGGGAGCCTCTGCGGTTTCCCGGCTGTCAATATCGACGCCAGAATCGAAGTCTCTTGCGGCAGCAAGCAGACCGTCCGCACTCAACACTTCACTCATGGTTGCCTATTACTCGTCCAGTGACCGGCAAGAGTCACTGACCGTAGATTGACCCTAGTTGAGCGTATCAGAATCCGGGTCGGTATCCTGATCCGAAATTGATTCAGCGTTGGCCATCACCTCGATGACCTTCACCAAACTGGACTGACCCATGGCGAAACCACAGGAATACTGCAACTGGTTTTTGTCCGTGATGGCCGATGCGTTCTGCATCAGTACGGTGTTGAGCAGCACCTCTTTGAATCGCTTTCCGGTCTCCGCTTTCAGGAACGATTCGAGGACCTCGGCATCACGCTTTGACCATGAGCCTTGGTGGACCCACTTCTGGTGGCGGCTGAACTGCCAAGCAGCGCGGATGCGGTCGATGAATCCGATCATCCCTTGGCCTTCTTTCGACCCGCAACGGAGCGTCGGACGAACTCCTTGGCACCGAGTTTCTTGCGACCGATGTATGCCGCGAGTGCCTTGGGATCGTCTGCGCCCTCCTTCTTGAGTTGGCCAGCCAGCTTATCGAACTTCGATTGCTTCTTCATAAAGTCACCATGCTTTGCAGGACCAGTGCCTCGGCGTCGTCTTGTCGGTTGCCGTTTCGCAGTTGTGTCGGGCGCGGAAGTTCTTCCGGCGTTCCGGGTTGTCCTTCTTGATCTCCATGTTGGGATCGCCGAAGCGCACCTTGATCA